TAGGGTCAAATTTGTTTTTGTAAGTTTCGTGTCCTTCTAAAAATATACCATGTTTAGATGCAAAATCTCTAATAGACATATCTTGTCTAATTGCTTTTTGAAATCCATTTTCTTCTATTACCCAATGTGACAAATTATATTTAGCCCACCATTCTTTTATTATTTCTAACGCTTGTGGAATACCGCCACCTAAATTGTTGTTCATATCTATCATGCTTAATTTATTTTCTACAGGTTCGTATGCCCACAAAAATGCAGCTTGATAACCTGTAGAAGCAGGGTCAAGTCCTGCTATTAATCTTGTACCATGTGGTATATGTCCTATGTCACGCTTTTGGTCACGACACTCTTCTATTTCTACTCTATCAAATAAAGATAATCCATCAGGCATAGCTACATTAAGATAAACCATTTCGTATATTGCTCTACCACCTGTAGTTTCTGCTGCTCTTTTTCTGTCCATTAACCATTTGTAAGTTCTTTTACCTGACCACAACATACAATCAATATGTTCAGCTTCATTCCAATCTGGTAAATTACAAGCAGTGTCATGTGCTTCTTCAACTATTGTTTTCCAAGATTCGTTATCTAACAAATGTGAGTATAGGTCATCATAATGTTGTCTTGACCCAATAACTACCATAGCTGTATGTTCCTCTTTACGACTAGACAATGTTGTAGTCCACCAACTTCTTGTGTTTTCTCTTGATGCAGGTTGCATTGTAGATGTGTGGTCTTCAATGTCATCAGCAATAATTAAGTCACAGTCACGCGATAATATTTTACCGCCTCTACCAAGTCCTACCATAGTAGGTGATTTAATACCTGTAACAGTTCTTGTACCTACAGTAAAACCATTTTGTGACCAAGACTTACCTGTTCTTGATGTAGGTTTAAATTTTGGTCCAGGTCCACATATTTCTTCTATAAGTAGTTCGTTACTTTCTAGTTGGTCTAATACAGAACTTACTGCATTTTTTGCAATCTCTTCGTTACCACCAACCCACAAAATACGAATATTAGGTTTTGTACATATAAGCCATACAGCAAAATGTATTAACAAATCTGTTTTGCCATGTCTAGGCGGTGACAATATCATTTGTTGGTCACCATGTTCTATAGCATCTAAAATAGAATTAATCCATTTTATATGAAACTCTGGTGTTTCGTATGCTTCACCTTTTTCTGTTTGAAAATATCTATCTCTAAAATTTCTAAAATCTTGTAATGATTTTTCTGCAACTTGAGGTATCTCCCAATTATCTTTTGCAACTTCATTTTCTTTATCTTCTATATATGCGTTGTATGCCATAGATACCGCAGCGACAGAAGTTTTTAATATTTTTGCTACATCAGCTAATGTGTTTTTACCTTTTAATATTTCTTCTGCTAATCCTGAATCAACAATATCGTTATATACTTGACCACGCCTTGATTGTAAATTTTTCTTTTGACTAGGTATAACTAAAGTGTCATCTTCTTGTTTCCACTCTACACCTTTTTTCTTTGCTCTTTTTTTCTGCATAGTGATTCTGTTATAACATCTATCACTACAATATTTAGTTCTACCTTTAGGTAAAGGTCTGTGACATCCTCCTGCGTAACAAAATTTATTTGCCATAGGCTTTACACTTTTTGTTTTTACATTTCATATCGTTCCTGGGTAACAATTCTTTTCCACACCTTGGACATCCAATGGGTATCAAACTATTTCTTTATTTTTTTAATATTGCCATTGTGTGTTCTAGCAAACTTATGGGTTTTAGTTTCTCTTATAAGAGTTCCATAATATCTTTTGCCACCCCACATCCAACTTACTTTTTTAGCCATTATTTACCTACTTTTTTTTGTGCATTTACATGTGCTTTATTAAAGCTAGTTCCTCTACGCATAGAGTTGTACATGTATTGCATATGTTTTTTAGTATGATGTTTAGAATGTTTTTTCATAGCATTCTGTTGACTCTTGGTCAATTTAGAAACATTAACACCTTTAACTTTCATTTTTTAGGTTTCCATCCACGCTTCATTTCAGCGTATGCTTTTTTAGATATAGTAGATTTTTTCTTAGACCTAGAAGTACCTGCTTGTTGCCTTTTATGTATATTTCCTACTAAACTATTTTTTCCTGAACTATGTGGCATAATATCTCCTCACCACATCTTGCAAGACCAATATCTTGCAGATGTTTTATCTGTTGCTGTATCGCATTTATGTCTTGCTCTAAATGATTTTCTAGCTTTTGGGTTATCTTTGCGTATCTCCATGTTTGGGTCACCAAACATAACCTTTTTTACTTTGTCACCATCTTTGACATAAACTTTAAATTTTTTTCTACCATGCCCAGGTTCACCCTTACTAATTCTAGAAGGTTTATTAAGTGTGACTGATTTACCCTGGTATGTAGCCATTAGAGTTTTTTTCTTCTTTTACTATCTCTTAATTTTTTTAAATCAGCAGCAGTAATTTTATCAAAAGGCGGTGCAACCGCAGCTAGTTTCTTTTGCTTAGGGGAGTAACTTCCTTTAGGCATTAGTAACCTCTTTTTTTCTTTTTACCTTTTACTGATTTTTTCTTTTTATAAGTTTTCATAAAATTAACTATAACACAAAACTCCACCGAAGTGGAGTCTTGTCGTACAGCATGTCCAATACTGTTATGAAAGAATACGAAATAACAACTTATCAATTCACAGACACATAGTGTATATAATTTTTAGCTATCTTTCTTATTCAATTTGTATGTAGATATTTATTTTACATACTGGTTGTATCCCCATACAACCAATCTAAGACTTTCTTAGATTGGTATAGTATATTGCCCCCCCAGATTTAAGAAGTAAAAAAAATTTTTTTATTCTGGAATACATCTTTCACATACACCATCAGTAAGTTCATCCTCCCAAAAAGGATGTAAGCATTCATCACAATCTTGTACATGTATGTCCATGGATTTTAGTATAGCAACCCCTGCTGTTGCCAGTAGGGGTTTGCTTATACACAAACAAAGAAAGGAGGGCTATGAATAAAAGGTGATTTGTTCCAGGAGGAACGATTCACTAATCATGCCTTTCTTAGTAATTAATTATATCATAGATATAAACTATGCAAACAAATATACAGGGTTTCTGTGTGATTGTTCGTAGGCGAAAGGAGGAAACTCCTACTACTACAAAAACCCTGTACTAAAATACTACCACTAAAAACAAAACCTGTTATAGTAAAAATACAAGCAAAGGTTTCTTCCTGCTTTTAGAAAAGGAATCTTGATAAACACTTCTAATAAAGTGGATTAGCAGGACCATGGTAACTAGGGTAATAGCCTATTACTTCACATATTTATTTGTTACTATTTTTAGTTCATTCTGGTTTTGGGAGGGAGTGACACAGGGTTAGAACCACTCTTCTTTTATATTTATAAGTAATTAAAGATACTTACTTATAAAGATTACCCTACTTATTGTAAACCATACTTTAATACTATACATACAAGATATAGTACCACTATATATAGTACCCCTTAACAGCATATTCTAAGAGGACTAACAACTAAGTTGTTGCCCCCCAACATTTAACCCCCCACATATAGTATATCTTATAAACACACTATATTTAGTATGTTATATGTCTTACTACTAGATATAGTGTAATGGGTATGCAACACAATATATAGTGTATGTCTAGGGGGTGTACCTTTTTTATAAATAACTGCAGGGGTATGTCAGGTTTAAATTATTCTTTTAAAGAGTGGGAAAAAAAATCTTAGAAATACCCAACATAAAATACACAGATAGTAATCTGGATATTACAAACAAACTAAGGAGGAATAATGGATATATATTTAATAATTAAAACTAATTACAAGAATGTAGATAAATTAGAAAAACAATTAAAAAATAATTCTAATATCTTTGAAGTTGATAGATTATTAGAAAATCAATATGATGAGTTATTAAAACCTTATCATATAAACAAAAAAAATAACTAAGGAGGAATAAATGAAAACAATATACAAAGAACCAAAGATATTAGGTAAAGCTAACCAGATGGAAAACATTCATAAATTAAACACTACAGGCAGTTTAAGGAGAATAGAGGGAACTAGCTACGATTTAATTAAATCTTATAATACTCCTATCGCTTATGTGGTAGATGTTGAGAATGGTAGTTTTATAAATGAAACTAAAGTAATTTTATGTAATGAGTTTTATTCTATGACTACTAGAAAACATCAGGCAAAAGTTAGAGAATTGTACTTAGGTTGTGCAATAGGAGAATTTGATTTAGGTGGATTCTATAAGAGAGCAGAAATAGATGGAGTGAATGTAAAAGGTGGAGTTAATTACTAATACTCTTCATGGACTTCTATCCTGGAGTCCATGTGGAGTCTTAGACTCAAACAAACAAACTAAGGAGAAATAATGACACAAACAATAGACACAAAGAAGCATAGTAGGAAAAAGAACCTGCTACCTGCTTTAGATTCAGCACTTGACCATTTAGATGCTACAAGTGATTGGATTGCTAGAAGTTACAAGCAAGTAGAATTTAATTGCTGCAGTAGTTGTATAGGAGGCAGTGTGCAGTTCAAAGCTACTGGACCTGCGGTTATGTACAATATCCAGGATTACCAGGACTATAAAGATTCTTACAAAGAGAATCGTGAATATAATCACTACTATGGGGATAAATTAGTAAGAGAAGTTAAAGGTGAATACATCTATCTTCAACACTATATACCAAAAAACTATGGACCAGTAGAACGATTTAGATTGTATAAACAGTTGATAAATGTCTTTAATCAACATGGTATTTATGTTGATTGGGATTGGAATCAAGACCTAAAACTAAAAGTATATTTAGGTAAATACAAATCAGTATTTAAAAAGGAGGAATAATGAAATTAGCAACAAAGAACGATTATATATTAATGTATGAAATAGCTAAGCGTTTGTTAAGTGATGAACAAAAAGAAATAGTATTAGATACATATAGACACATAAAGGTTAATAAGTGTGTTGATTTTAAAATAGATAATCACTATGCAAATACTTTTCACATGAGTAATGACATAAAAGATTATTTAAAACAAACTTAATACATCCCCCTTAGTTAAGGTAGATAGTCCAGGAATCCTGATGCTTAACTCCTGGACTACTGCCTAATAACTTTTGTAATCAAGAGTTGGCGTAATAAGGACAAGCTAGTAGGATTAAACTAAGGATTACATAGGAGAAACTATGATATACCAAGTACAAAGCATTGACATGCGTGGCGGAAGAATCACATGGGAGTTTGACAACGAACATGAAGCTAAATGTCAAGTGCGAAAACTAAAAGATGAATTTGGCGATATGTTTCTAGTTAAATTAGTAAAGCTAGAAACCGCTTAATAAACAAACAAAAGAATAGAAGAGGAGGAGAAGATGCCGAATATTATAAAAGCATATAGTTATAGTGATGTAGATTCTATTGTAGAGTTTCATGTAGATATAGATGAATTTGAACATAGATGTAAGACATGCAAGGAGGACTTGGACCAAGAACTAGGTTGTGTAAATAGTTTTTGTATTCAATACTGGAACTTAAACAATAGCAGTATTCCTAGCGACATAAAACATTTAAGAGAGGTGGAGTAGATGCCTAATATATTTGATGACCCTAAGTCTATTAAGACATGGGCAATTAAATTAGCTAACGCATGTGGAGGACAAAAGGTTGAGAAATCTATAGTCCTTACACAACTGAATACAAAGCGGTTAGCAGAACTCCTGGACCAATTTGTCCAGGACCATAACGAAAACACAATGAAGATAGCACAACAGTTAGAAGAATCTAACAAGGAAGAGGAGGAGTAATGGACAACATACTGCTAATGCTTTTATTGTCACTGCCTATTTATATAATAGGTGCATGGACAGTTGCTAACTGGCTAACAGATAAAGTAAATTTTATGTACAGAATATATCAAGAATATAGATGGAGGAAGACATATGACATTTCAAATAATAAATGA